TGTTACTTACGTAGTGCGGTTTTTCTTTAGGCTTCATAATATATAACTCGTTTAATTTAGTACGTATTATACCAAAATATTACTGGTCTGTCAATCGGTTACTATCAACTACTCTATTTCTTAGGTCGCTAGATGAGAACCTATGAGACCTTTCATTGAAGTATAACTGTATGCCGCGTTTACGACAAATATCCTTTCCTGTAAAATCTAAATCTCGATACTCTTCACCCATGATACGCAAGTCTATTTGGTACATGGCAAGAATATCTTCTAAGTCTTGTTCAGTTACATAAGGGATGATTTCATCAACATAGCCCACAGCATTCAACTGAGTGTATCGCTCGACAATAGATTGTACAGGGGGGTTTTTAAAAGATCGGTCTAATGAGGGGTCTACTTGTAATCCACATATGAGATAGTCACAGTGTGCTTTCGCATCTCGTAACATAGCGACATGACCCGCATGAAGAAGGTCGAATGACGAACATGTAAATCCAATTACCATTAATTTCTCACTTGCCCTTGACATATCTCATTTTATAGTGTATAATCTAGCTTGTCCCCGCCGGGTAATATAGCAGATTAATTCATCAACATTCCGTCGACATCGGAGTCCAATTCTTCGTCTTCGGTTGATTCTTCCTTCATTTCATCTAACCAATCATCTAATGATTTAGGTTCTTCATCAAAATCATTTTCTAAAGACTTGAACTCTTCTTCTTCAAGATAATGAGCAAGTTCCTTAATAGCAGTTCGGTACTGTTGAACCATTTCTTTAGCAGGAACCGCAAGAGACATAATTTTATCAGTAAATATTAAAATACAATTGGTTGGAGTATCTTGATATACCATGTATGTCTTAAACGTGAAGAATTTTTCACCATTCTTCAGTGTGTTCTGCATCAAACTCATTGCGTTATTAACTACAATAGACTCTGGGGCTTCATCTAATACTTCACAGATAAGTTCCTCACCTGTTATTAATTTCAAATGTTTAACTGAAGAACTCATCTTCATTATCTTCTACTCTTATAGGTTTTAGGTCAATAGGGTAAATCTTATATTTAAACCCTTCTTTAGTATATATCTTAATCCTTTCGGCACTATGTTTCAAAGTAAAATTCTTATGAGATTTGACATGAAGATCGTCAGCGATATCAATAAGCTTAGTAGTCCTACCATCATCAGACTGGCGCAGGCCACGACCAATCGATTGAAGTACTTTAACTTGTGATTTCGATGGAGTCGCAAATACAATATTATGCAAGTTGCGGATGTTGATGCCAGTGCTGAAAGTGCCAAGAGAGGCAACAATAATAGCGTCATTTTCTTTTTCTACGATACCTCGTATCTGTTCACGATCAGTGGCATCCACCTCACCCGACACATAGAATACTTTGCGTCCTTCTGGTGAAAGTCCTTTGATCATTTCATACAACACCTTTCCGTGTTTCTCTACAAACTGAAACATCACTAAGGTATTGCCCTTTTGATCCAACGCAATCTTACTGATAAATTTATTACGAGGTTCATATGTGACAATGTAATCAAGTTCATCTTGATACTTCTTGTCTTTCATCATGTTGCATATATCATTGTGGTAACGCAACAAGAGAATTGAGATATCCAACTCTGCCAGTTCTTTTGACTTTTGAAGTTCTACCGTGCGGGTAACGGTAAAGGTTGGACCAAATAGTCCTTCTAGGACCAGTTTGTTTGTTTCGGTACCATCGAGAGTACCTGTGAGACCAAATCTGTATTTGGCATTGATGCATTTGTCCATCATGGTGGTGAGAGACTTTGCTTTGAAAAGATGTACTTCATCACCAAAGATGGTGTCGAATTGCTCGAACCATTCTTTACCGAATTTGTAAATTGATTGCCATGTAGAAATTATGACACGCTTATCCGTGACCTTTTCTTTACCAGAGTAGATCTTATGGCAGAATTCATCGACATCGTACCCATAGTCTGCGAAGTCTTTGTACATCTGTTCCACTAGGGAAGTAGTAGGGACTACAACCAGAAGTTTTCCGTCAGTGACCTCATAGCAGTACCGAAGCAAGTTATAAATGATAAATGATTTCCCGCTACCAGTAGGACTAAGTAGTATACAGCGTCGATGCTCAACTCCGTGAGAAATAGCTCTGTACTGATAGTCCCTAGGCTTGAAGGGAGCATCAAGAACAGATAAAAACTCAACCAGAGCAGGGTGATCGATGTCGTCTCTAAACGACGGTATTCCATAGATTTCATGTTCGAGTATCTCAAGTTGATAAAAACGATCCGCACAAAAACGACGTAGGTGTTGATATAAACCTACATTCATTTGCTTAGACACCATATTGTAAAGTTTTACTTTACCGTCCCAGTGCCTAGACTTGTACGCTGGCATAAACTTGTAGCCAGGTACAAAGAAGGAGAAGTACTCCCTCAATTCATTTTCTTGAGCTGGATGTGCCTCCACCATAAAGTGTGAATGGTCTTTCATCCGTATACGAATCTTATTATCCACCGGCTTCGAACTTTCTCCAATCAATCATGTTCTTGATGGTCTGGTGTCTCCACTTCAAAGTGTCAACAATTTGCACCAAGGTATCTATCAGAGTCTTATGGTATAAAACCTTTTCCTCAGACTTCTGAATTTCTGGGTCACTATCGTAGTAGTAATCCATCTCACCTTTCAATATTCGTAGTCCACCAAATGGGTCTAAGTCCCAACCCTTCTCACGAAGAGTCTGTTCGTCCATCTTCCCATTATAGTACAACCACTTATCTTTCAATAATGTTTTCTGGTTGTTCTCAGCACGTTTCAATTGCAATTTTGCAAGAGCAAGATACTGTAAGTACTTTGCATGTAACTTAGGTGTCTGCCGCGACACCTCATCTAACTGGTGTTGCGGTATATTACTGTCCTCATCCCATTCGGATAGGACACTCTCCAAATCAATCATATAGAAACCTTAATCATATAAGGTATATAGTATAACACTAAGTCGTTATAAAGTCAACACAATCTTGCCAATAATCTTCGTCATGACCTAGCACATAACTCAAGGTCATCCTGTAACAGTTGGTCCTTGCGGCATGGTAGACCACATCACCAGAACCATATGCGCCAAAGTGTCCCGCCTTTAGATTCCAACCTTGTTCGTCCTGAACAGTGATAACTTCTTGGGTCTTTGGGTCTACATATTTAAACCACCCATCTCCTCTTTCTGACCAAGTAAAGATGAGGTTATATGCGGAGGCGTTTGCATTATTATGCCAACCGATAAACCCTTGGGGTGGGTATAGCGTGGAAAGGGCACTATGTTGTACACCCAGTTCTTCGGTCAAAGACGCATTTAAATTATGCCAAGTCTTTGCGTACTCTTCTGGGTGTGTACCCTTATAGTGGTCGGGTTTGATAGGATAACATACCGAAGTGGATGCGGCACCGTCATGGTCTTCTCCCATGTCGATGATTCTCCACATTTCATCTTCACCAGTATAGTGATCCGCCATACCCTCCATCTCTGGAAACATGCATCGATTGGTTTCCTCCGGTTGATATAGTTCACGGTAAGTATACCGGAAGTCTTCGAGAATACTCAAAACACCCGCATTCTTAATTGAGTATTTCTTGAGGCTCATGACAGAACAAATTCACTAAATCTGAATCCCGCATCAAAGTTAACATAGGTGACATCACCAGTTGTTGATGCTAGCTCAACTGACCCCAATGATGTAGGAATGCAGTTTTTATATAGTATTTGTGCACAGAAGTTATTATGACTAGTTAACACAATGACTCGAATATCGTGGTATGGATCTCCTTCTCCATATACGGAACCCTCCAACCACTTCTGCATTTCTTTGTATGCGGTTAAGTCTTCGTCTAGTATTAGTGTCAACGTTAATTCACCATAATCAATAGAGTCGCCGGGAACAGGTAATCCACCCGAAAGTCTTGGATTAGCCATAACAGCAGCACCCACTGTAGAGCCTGGATGTTGTACCGACTGCGCAAAGAACTCTAAGTTACCATAGTTTTCTCGTTCGATGACAACACGGAATCCGGTAGGTTGCAAGAAGTTTTTATTTTCTGTAAGTGCCATAATATGTCCTCTGTATGCATCTTATTTATACAGGTTGATAAGTGCCTTCCTTGGCGATCTTACTCTATTCCTCTTCTGGTGAAGTTGCATCTGTGCCAGTCTTGTCTGCAACATCTTTAATCAAATTAGATGTTACATCCAACACACCTGCGGTCACACCAAAGACATCGGAACCGACACCTTTAATAACACCACCAGTACCGTCAATGGTTGCATCGACAGTTGAGCAAGCAGATAAAACTAATGCGAATGCAATTGCAATAAAACGCATAGTATTCTCCTGTTTTCTAGATTACTGGATGACCAGATTCCGAACGCTTACCCATATAGGGCATCCCCCCACTGTTACTTTGTTCAGTTCTTGAACACAGTTATTTATATACAAAAAAAAGGGAGCCCGAAGACTCCCTAAAAACGACTAGTAAACTAGTTCTAATTTTTATATGTTACTTAGACTTACGATGTTACCATCAAGTTGTCTACGCGCATGATGCGGTAGTACGTGTTCTTACCAGCAGAACTCTGTACACCTGCTCCACCGTTAGCATCTGTAACGAATGGGTTTGCAGCCATGCCGTAACGAGTCTTGAAACCAATCTTAGGTTGGAAATCATTCTCGCCAACTGCCTTGACCATCTGTAGTGGTACGTATGGGCAGTAGAATACACCAGCGTCATAAGCGTTAGAACCCTTATATCCGACAGTAATGTAATCGATTGATGCATATGGATCGATGTAAACTTTCATCTTACCGTTTAGAGTACCAGCAAAAGTATTACCAGTATCATCTACAGAAAGACCAGCGCCTACTTGATAGTCCAACTGACCAGAAGCAGCAAGTGCAGTAGCAACGTCTGAAGAACAGATTACGATGTTACCCTTACCACGACGAGTTGACTTAGCAATCTCGTTCGCTTCACGATCTAATTGAATTACTAGACCTTTGAACTTCTCTGCTGACCATCGTCCGTCTGCATCAGCAGTTAGATCGAATACGCCTTTAGCAGCGATTGATGCTTGTTGTGCACCTAGAACAGCTTGAGTGTTTACTGTACGAATCACTTCACGGTTGATTTCCGCTAGGATTTCAGTTGAAAGAATGTTCGCTAGTTCTGTTTCTGCGTCAAGACCGTGGATTGCTTTCAAGTCTTGTGCAAGTTCTAGAGAGTACTCTGCCTTCAATGCACGTGACTTAGCAACAACAGATTGCTTCTCGATTGAGAAACCCATTTCTGCGAAGTCTGGACCAGTGTTACCTAGAGATTCAGCAACAGAAGTGTTCATTGGTCGACCAGCAGCATCTAGTTCACGAGTTGATGCAGGGTCTAGGTCAGCTGGATTGAATCCAGACATACCTGATGAATCACTAGTCTGTGATGAACCAGTAGAACCAGAGAATGCTGAGTTTGGTTCGTTTAGACCTAGAGCTTCGTCACCAATCTGTGTATCGTAGTGCGACTTCATAGCAAAGATAAGACCAGTAGGTCCTGACATTGGCTGTACACCACATACGTCATATGCCATTAGGTTTGGCATCGCACGACGTACTAGGGAAATCATTACTGGGTCCCAGTTACCGATTGGTGCAGCACCACCGTTCTGTGCGTTAGTTGGAGTTTCAGTTAGGAAACCAGCAGATGCAGCACGCTCTTCCATCATTGCTTTTTCTTGGTTTTCTAGGATTGCAGCAGTTACCGCTTTGCGGTGATGATCTTGGATCTTACCAGCAGATTCTTCATTTAGTACTGGTGACCACTTCTCGATCAATTGATCGTATGAATTGTTCATTTTTCTAATTCCTTATTTCTTAGAGGTTTTACGCAGAGCAGTAATGTAACCTTCCATCATAGAAGATACTTCAACTTCTTCTTCAGCTTCTTCTGAAACTGATTCTTCGATTTGCTCTGGGATTTCTTTTGAGAAGTATGACTCTTTGACAGTGTTTACTTTAGTTGTGAATGTTTCTTCACTATCAAAGTCTACGCTTTCTAGAAGGTCTTTTAACTTCTCCGCTTGAGTGTCTGCTAGGTCACGAGTTGCTTCAGCGATGATTGACTCACGCTTGTAAGTTTCTAGTTCTCCAGCAAGTGAAATTGCGTCACCAGTAGTAGCGTTCAAACGCTCTTCTAATTCTTCTACTTGTGATGCTAGATCGTCAACTAGGTCTACCTTAGACTCTGGGACTTCAATGTAAGACTCTACAAATACGTCTTTCATTTTTGCCATGAACCCTTCAGCGATTTCGGTACGTAGACCGGATTGGATCGCTAACTTGTTCTCTTCCATCCAAGATTCAACAACATAGTTTAGGTAAGAATCGACTTTACCGACTAGGTCAGTTTTAATCGAATCGACTTCTTCAGCAAGTTCTTCAGTGTATTGCTCTTCAAGACGCGAAACTTCTTCAGACAGCTTTGACTTAACTGCTGCTTCAAAAATTACCGATGTCTTTTCCTTGAACTCTTCTGATAGAGTTGCTTCACCTTCAACGATTGCAGCTAGTTCAGACTGAGTCTCAACTTGTTCTGCAACTAAGTCTTCTGCGTCAACACCTTCACAGACTTTGTCGTATGCTGCCATTAGATCGCTCTTCTTCATTTTAGAAGCGGTCATATACATTGCATTCAACATGCCTGCTTTAGTTTTCGGCTTAGGCGGGGTTGCCTTAGAAGTTGCGTCCGCTGCTTTGTCTACAGATGCAATTGATTCTGGTTCAGAAACTTCCTGACCATCACCTTTTGCGCCTTTAGCCGACGGAGCTTGTGCTTCTTCGAGAGTTTCCTCCACGATTTCGTTAGACTCAATCTCAGTATCGCGGATTTCACTTTCTACTTGATTTAAATCAGTCATAGTGACTCCTTTATGTTTTAGATTTGATTAACGAGAGGAAATTCTTAAACTCACGAATTTGCACTTCTGGACGATGTGCAATCGGCGCTTGCTTGATTTCAGTCTCTATCTCTTCAATGACTTGAGGTTGAAGTATACCATTATTCCATACCCAGTCAACACCTTCCATAATCCCATTAACGAAAGCTTCAGGTGCACTAGGGTCCTGTACAATATCTACAGTATTCAGAATAAAGTCTTCTTTGACGTACATAATGCCGCCTTTACTCTCAAGACTTCCCATACCACGAGTTGACACTCCTAATTGAACACCACCCTCTAAGAGACCTTTTACGATCTTTCCCATAGGGGTATCTAATATTTGTGCCTTTCCGACCACATCATTTCCCTCAAGTTTGAGGTCTGTGATGAGATGCGAAACTTTATCCAAGTTAACGGTTGGTCCTTCAGGGTGATTGAGTTCCCCTACAGCACGTTTCTTGCTAACTTGGTCTTCAACGTATTTATTTACCGCATTCTCCATAATGGCCTTTGGGTAAATACGTCCGTT